TGGACCATAAGGACATCACTCTCTGCCCAGTCGGCAGCGCGAGCGACCGCAACAAGTACCAAAAAGATGCGCCGCACGATCTCCAAAGGAATGGAATTATCGTAGTTCGAGTAATCGCCAGCTAAGCGCTTGCGCTCGTCATACGCATCGAGATCGGTCATCAACTTATCCCAATCTTGCGACATGACATCGATGCCCACGGAGCACTCGGATGCAGTGGTGTCGTCGTTCAGCATCGCAAAAAGCGGAGACAACCACCTCCGAACCGCCACGTTAAACGCAGTCATCCCCACGAAGAAAACGCGAATCTTCTTCTTGTGAACGTCGATTGGCTCGTCCTTGAGATTGGCCGCGAAAACAGCGGCACCCTCAGGGTCCTCGCGGAGCTTAGTCTCCATGGCGTGCACCCCACGGAGGAACCCAGGGTCGGGCACATAGTTAACGCGGCCCGGAAACTGGTGGTCTTCAGGTGAAGGGTGAAAGCGAGAACAAGCCGATAATTCGCAATCCAACGTGCACGCCTCCACTACGTGGTCTCGCTTCTTCCCCTTTATCCCGGGACCAGCAGCAGTGTTCAGGGGAAGAGGCTTAATTTCCGCGGAGCCGTTAAACGCCTCGAACAACGAAAGGGGCCTGAGCTTCGCCGAAACATCCGCGATCCGTCGCACCCATTGGGTGGTAAGGTCGTCTTGAGCAGCTTGCAGAATGTCCGGAGGGACATCTTGCCCATGCTTGACCATGCGCGCCAGACAGTTCGCGAAATGGCCAGCATCTCGCGGTCGAGGAGGGATGCCGTGCTTAAGAGGGCCAAGGAACGCGTCAAGATAACCACCCTCGAACCTGCCGTAGGACAGCTGGGACACGAACGTGCACACCGACTTGTTGTTCCTACCCTTCTCAGGGCCATCGCGACCAACAAGCGACCCAAGGGCCTTAACACCAGGAGCAGAGAGGGGGAGACCGGAGTGGAGGCGCTCGGACAACACGAGGTGCTCAGCAGTGCCAAAGACTTCA